CCTAACGTATTCACAGGTGCACCTATCGTTGTTAACGGTGCGCGGCTGATGCAATCAACGGCAGTAACCGAGCGTGATCTTTTGGTCGGTGACTTCATGATGGGAGCAACACTTGCGATCCGTGAGGATGTGACAGTGACTTTCTCGAATCAGCACAGCGACAACTTTACGAAGGGATTCGTTACAATCCTTATCGAAGAGCGTGTGGCCTTACCAATTTACCGAACGAATGCTTTCGTTTACGGTACGATTGACTCAGCCCTTGGGTTGGCAACTGGGTAAGCTGCTTTGATGCACATTGTCGCACATAGTCCGAATTATGTCCCTCGGTCTAATCACGGGGGAACGACAATGCTACATGATTACCTCCGGGCAATGGCTCGGAGGGGTCATGTCTGTATAGCCGTATCGGATGATGCGACAGGCGAACTGATAGACGGAGTTGTGACTGTGAAGTCCGACTCCGTTTCTTTAGTTAAACTGTGCGAGGGTGCTGATGTGATTATCGGGCAACTCGGTAAGACCGGAAAGGTTTACAATGTAGGCGCATACACAAGCACTCCGTCAGTCTTTATCATTCATTCAATACAGGCTTACTCTGTTTTACAGAATAACGCAAAGCCAATTATCTATACCTCAAACCATACGAAAAACGGATGCGAAAACATCTACCCAAACAATGACTTTGAAGTCTGCCGACCTATCGTTGATCTCGACAAATACAGGGTCGAACGCGAGCCTAAATACATTACATTGGTAGGCCTTGACAACAACAAAGGCGGCTACTTTCTGCAAGAGTTGGCGGCTAAACTCCCCGATATTCAATTTCTGGGGGTTTGTGGCGGCTATGGTAAGCAGGTAACAGGCCAGCCGGATAACGTCACTGTGATCGAACACACTACCGACATGGCAAGTATTTACGCAATGAGTAAAGCGGTTATCATACCAAGCAAAACAGAATCTTTTTGCAGGGTCGGACTCGAAGCAATGGCGGCAGGTTGCCCCGTGCTGGCTTCCGACATCGGGGCGTTACATGAATCATTTGGAGATGCGGCTTTATATTTGCCCTATGACGTTAAACAATGGGCAAGGGCGATCAATCAACTCGGCCCCGATACATTGAAACGATTAAGCGGGTTGAGCAAGAGACGAGCCAACGAAGCCGAAAAGGAATACTCAAATGATTACGATAATTTTGAGAAGTTCCTTGAGAAGCAAGTCCCAAAGAAAAAAGAGGACAAGCGAAAGCGGAAAACGAAAGAGGAGAAACTTAAACTCACAACGAAATGAGCCTAATTCAAAGAGCAGATACAACCATCCTGGCAGACCTTGCGATCACAACAGCGGCAACTGAGAACCCTGTCGCGGATTCTGATTTGAAAAGCTATGCCAAGATCAGCAACTCAACAGACGATGACCTAATTGTTGTGTTGGCAAATTCTGTAAGTGATTGGGTGTCTAAATACTTGGGGCGCTCGCTCGTCAATCAAACCATTACAGCCTACTTTTCGCAGTACAGCCATAAAGTTTATTTGCCTTATCCGCCTGCGGTATCCATAACAAGCGTAAAGCAAAAGAGGCTGAATAGCTCTGAAACATTTACAGCCAATTCAGATTATTACCTCATGGGAGTGCAGGACAAATGGCTCGAATTTCCAACAACGGCAACGTTGCCGGCAGGAACTTCACCAGGTGACAACGTGGGCGACTATCAATTGGAGGTCGTTTACGTGGCGGGCTATGGCACAACAGGCGAGGACGTACCCGCACAAATCCGTGAGGCATGTATGAGAATCTTTGCCAACAGTTACAAACATCGCGAGGATGATGTGATAGGGGCCGCTGTGGTCAATGTTGACCGTACCTCATACATGATGCTGCAACCATTCAGAAATATGAGAATGCTATAATGAACATCGGGGAATTTAATGAGCGCGTAACACTTCAAACCCTGACCAGTTCGGCAGATGGCCGGGGCGGGTTGACGGCTGACTCGTGGAGTTCAGGCACAGCGTATTGGGCAAAGGTGGTGCAGCTTGACGCGAAAAAGATGTTTGAGGAGGGCCGCGATTTTCAGGGCAACGCATACGAGGTTTATTTTCGGTATAATGAGTTCACGATTTCAACAAACGGCAACAGCCGGCTAAATTATAATTCAATCGTTTTGAAGATTCACAGTGTTGAGAATGTGAAACAGGGAGAAAGGTTCTGGCGAATAATTGCATACGATGCTTAGATGGCAGCGATTAGCGTAAATATGAACACAAAGGAGGCCATAGCGAAAATTCGCTCTTATGGCATGGCGGCTCGTGGTCGGTTAAAAGATCATGTGAGCATTACGGCTTTGAATGTTGAGCGCGGGGCTAAGAAATTTTGTGCTGTCGATACGGGTCGGCTCCGTTCATCTATTCATCTAATGAATCAGACATTTGACGGGTTAGGGGCCGAGGTCGGCACGGAGGTACATTATGCGCCACATGTTGAATATGGAACTGTGAACCAAAGAGCACAACCCTTTATGATACCGGCCGCTGCAATGTCAAGAAATGAGTGGCTCAAAGGCATTAAAGAGATAATGAAAAACGTCAAATGAAAGACCCTGCGGACATATTACAAAAGGGCTACTTCTCCACTCTTAACGGGTCGATCACTCAGGACGGTGATGCGGTTGGGGTTTATGACCACGTCCCGGATGGGTCCGTCTCCTATCCCTACATTCGGTTTGTTAATTGCATAACGGTCGATGATGGGAACAAATCCGATGACGGGGCAATTTGTACGATGACCATATCGGTTGTGTCGAAGTTTGCAAATAACTTTGGAGGCAAACTAAAGGTGAACCAAATCAGCGATAGCGTTACTCAGCTTATACGAACAAGGCCGAGCGGCTACATTGATCTAACCTCGGACGGGTTTACGATGCTCACCAGCACTTTAGAGAATGCCACCATAAACGAGTATGCAGTTGAAGGCGGGCGCATTGTTGAAAAGATTCTAACATTCAAACATATCATTGCAGAAAATTAAAAAGCACTAATTTTATCAAAACGTAAATACACAAGTCATGGCAAAATTTAATGTAACTGATTTAATCCTGAAAATTGACGGTACTGCCGTAGCACATTGCACAGAAGCAACGCTGACAATCAATCAGGACTTACCAGACGCAACTACTAAGAGTAGCGGTGGATGGGCCGAACACATCAACGGTTTACGCGATTGGGAGGTATCAGTCGCAGGGTTAACCGATTATTCGGCAAGTGGTGGAACGCAACTCGCTGACATGATTCTCAACCGAGATAATGCAGAGATTGTTTTCGGCACAACTACTTCCGGGGACGTGACCTATACAGGAACCTGTGATGCTTCAAGTTTGGAGCAGGGCGGGGGATTTGAGGAGGTCGCTTCATGGAGCGGATCACTGAAAGGAACTGGCGCAATAACCAAAGGAACGGTAGCCTAATGAAAGGCTTTGCCATGATAAGCATAGGCGGCAAAAAGCGGCCTATCAAGTTCGGGACAAACCAGACTGTTATCCTTTGTGAATTGCGGGACTGTACTATCGCGGACATTCAACAAATGATGTCTATCGAGAAGATACAGGCCCAACAGATCACAGGCTCCGAGATCGTTGATCTTTTGTACTCTGCTCTTTTAGCAGGGGCGAGAACAAAGGACTCAGCCGAGGACTTTACCCGTCATGCCGTAGGCGACTGGATAGATGAGATGGATCAAGACGAACTGACGCGAGTCTTTTCAGTGATGGCATCAAGTCAGCCTGTTGCAAAAAAAAAGGCAACCAGGGCGAAGCAGGCAGCGAACTAACCTGGGATGAAATGTTGACCCTTGCTTGTGAAGCGGGGGCAACGCCCGATGAATTTTGGCGAATGTCATGGCGGGAATATAGCTGCTTTGTCGAGGGCCACAAGGCGAAGCGTAACGATGATTGGCTGCGATGGCGCGAGCTAATGGCGGCAATGTATAATACGAGCGGCAACATGAAAAAGGGCAAACGGATGAAAGGCAAGGACTTTATTAAATTACCTGGTGACATGCTCGACTTCACTCCCAGTTCTACCTACAAACAGTTTGTCGCAGCCTGTAAACGATTCAATCTAAAACTACCGGAAGCATAGATGGCAACTGTCGCAGATTTACGGGTCGCAATTGGAGCCGATGTAGGCGACTTTGACAAGGCTATGAAGGGCGTACAACGCTCTTTAGACCAGGCCGGCAAGAAAATGGTCAGCATGGGTAAAACTATGTCTGTCGCTCTTACCGCACCTATTGCCGCGCTTGGGGTTGCATCTGTTGCAGCATTCGACAAACAAGCAAAGGCCGAGGGTAAACTCCGGGCAGCACTACAAGCCAACGGTCGGGAGGTGGGTAAACTATTCAGCGACTATCAAACTTTTGCCCAGGAGCTACAAAAGGTTACAACCATAGGCGATGAGGCGACCTTGCAACTTTTGCAGGTAGCGGAAAGCATGGGCCTTTCAGGTGAAGCCGCCAAGACAGCAGCGAAAGAAGCCATAGCAATGGAAGCCGCGCTCGGAATCAGCGAGCAGTCAGCAATCAGATACACGGCAGCACTCGCGGCTGGCGATGCCACAATGCTAAAGCGATACCTGCCAGCCTTGCGGGGCATTGAGGATCAAGCAGAAATGACAGCGAAAGCGCATGAGTTGCTCGGTAATATGTTCGGAGCGGCAACCTCACAGGCGCAGGTAGGATTAGGCCCATTGAAGCAACTACAAAACCAATTTGGAGATTTAACGGAGGAGGCGGGCGCTGTGATTGCGGAGGCTTTACTCCCAATGATTGACGTATTAAAAGGCGCTGTAACGTGGATGCAGAAGCTCAGCCCATCGGCTAAAGCGGCAGGGGTTGCTATTGGTGCAATCGCAGCGGCAGCGGGGCCGGCTTTGATGGCTTTGGGGCTAATGACAAGCGGGTTCGGTTCTGTTTTAACTATGTTACCCAAACTAATCGCAGGGGTTAAAGCGCTTAGTCTCGCAATGACAGCAACTCCCTGGGGCGCTATTGCAGCGGCTATCGGTTTAGTGGTTGCAGCGGTTGTCGCTTTCAAGATGGAAGCCATAGCGGTACGCGATGAGTTAGGCAAGCTCAATGCCACTGGTGCAGAAGAGGTTTTTGTAAAGATCGAACGGGGCGAAAGCCTAATGACTGAAAGCACGAAGGACGTGGCGGCAGCATTAGAGCAAGCACGAAGCCAGCTAATAGGCACTCAAAAAAAGATGGGCGATTTTGAAGCGGCAACCGGTACGATAAGTATTGCATTGATTGAAGAAGAGGGCCGCTTACTTAATGTCATTGATGCTTTGGATAGCGAGTTGACATCTCGCCCAAAGGTTACAAAGGCAATAGAAGACCAAACCAAAGCATTAGAGGGCCTGCATGGTGAAATGGAACGCGAACCGGGCGCGACAGAAAAAGTCGAAAGGAAGGAATCTGGACCGATAACAAGTACGGGCGGTGGAGATGACGCACCATCACCTTTGGGCGACATATTATTGGATGTCCCGGAGCAAGCCAACAAAGCCCTCTCCGCAATGGATCTATTCAAACAGGGTTTGTGGCGGGTAGGCGATGCGGCCCGAAGCATGGCAGACACCACGAATGAATCCTTTAATGCTGTGATGAATGGAGTGGCGAATACGGCTAATATCATTAGTGAGATGGCAGCCAATGGGTTTAACACCACGACTGAAAAGATAGGGGCGGCATTGTCGGTTGCTACGGAGGTGGTCGGAGTGATTGGTCAAATCTACGCAGACCAGGCGGCACAGGAGGAGGAGCGGATAGATTCGCAACTTCAAAAGCAAATAGAGGCAGTTAATCAGAGCAAGCTATCAGAGGAGGCGAAACAAAAAAAGATTGTTGAGCTCACAGAAAAAGCCGAGAAGAAAAAGACCAAAGCAAGGTCAAAGGCAGCCAAACAACAAAAGGCGATAGCTATCGCTGAAGCTGTTATCAACACGGCAGCGGCTATCGTTTCAGCATTGGCGGGGCCGTGGCCTGCCTCAATAGCCTTTGCCGTTATGGCGGGTGCAATGGGCGCGGCACAGATAGCAATGATCTCATCACAGTCAATACCCGGCTATGCTGACGGGGGCATGAATACTACGCCAGGAATGGCAATGCTGCACGGTACGAGGTCGAGTCCTGAGATTATTGTACCATCGAAAAATTTCGATCAACTAAACATGGGAGGCAAACAACAGGTTGCGGTTATGGACGTACGAATTAGTGGTGAGGATATTATCTTGGTTCAAAGAAAAGTGGGATCGCGGGGATTCTTTACCGGTACTGAGTAATGGCATACGCAGTAAAATACCGTCTAACCTTTGAAGATAACAACCTTTTAGAGTGGATTTGCAACATCTATCAAGAGGATTATGTCGGAGCCGTTACCGACATTAAAGGAACCGGAACCCCCTTAGACATAAGGCACAACGGTAAAGATCTATTCGACCCGGTCCGACCCTCATCGGCTACGCTAAATATAATCAGCGAAACAGACGCTCAATACTCCGAGTTTTATGTCATCGAAGAAACCGAGTACTACATCGAAGTGATGCGAGATGGTACAGCATTCTGGTATGGGGTGCTAATGCAAGAACAATTCGAGGAGGCGTACACAGACCCGCCTTATACCGTCCGGCTTCAGTTCGCTGATTTGGGCGTATTGAAGTTCAAAAAGTATATTAACGGGGCTAACTTCTTTGAAGGGTTCGAGGAGATTATCACCATCTTGAAAGATTGCCTCGACAAACTACCGTATCAATTACCACTTACCGAGATTGTAAACAGCCTCGAAGATGACACGACAGACGACCTGACAAGCTCGTTTATTAATTCGATCTATTTAGATAGGCGGGTTTTTGTTGATTACAATAAGAAAGAGGATGACTTCGATCCCTGGTACTGCTATAAAGTTATCGAGGAGATAATGAAATCTCGCGGCCTTAATTTCTTTCAACATGAAGCGAGGTGGTATATTACGAAGGTCAAGCAACTTGAAAGCACAACAGCGCAGGGGATAAACTACACAAGCGCGCTGGGTACAACCATAGACAGCACTCCAACGATTGACGTAAGAGATTCGGTAACGGAGGATTTCGACACTGGCATAACATATCTCGACCAGTCTGTGAATATGAAGATTTCGGAAATATTTGACGAGTTGCTTTACGTTTATAGTTGGAAAAATCCGGACGCAAGTGTGGGAGAGCTTGTCAGTGATTGGGAGATGGAAAAATCATCTGGGTATGGGTCGGCAGTATTACGGATGCAATGGTGGGTGCTTAATAACGTTACAGCGGGAACCGATGTTGATAAGGTGAATCCAGAATACGCACCGCTGATTCATGGCTATAACCCCGACTTCGATGTTAATCACTATGTATTAGAGTTTAAAAAGGCTTTTCTACAAGCCAATAGATGGGTTAACACCTCGTTATATATTAGCCCGATTGAGGGTATCAGTAACCCCTGGACATTTAATAACCTATACTGGACAGCTAACGATAAGGCGTTACTGAGCTTTAAGATGCGGGTCATAACAAAAGACGACTCCTCTGGCGGGGCGATTGGGATTCAGCCTTATATCGTGACGTGGCGTATGATTCTAAAGATTATAGGGACATCAAATACGTACTACCTGAAATACACGCAAAGCGGGGGTGGCGCTTATACATGGGAAACAACATCAGAGGCGTTCACTTTCGTAATGTCTCGCACCGTTGACGAGGCGGATACATGGTATATCCCGCTTGGATCAACAGACCAACAGGTCGAGTGGTTTTATGACATGCAAGCCAAGATACCTCCACCACCTGTCGAGGATGAATATGACGTACAGTTACGATGCAGGATACCCACAACTCAAGCATTCACATCGGGCGGGGCAACGTGGGACGTAGAGAAAATAGAACTATGGAATCTGTCTATCGTATTTATGCCAAGTGCGAAGCTATACAGCGAAGAA